CAAAAAATAATAGACATCATTGTAAACTCAATGACAGATGTTTGTAAAGATTTTGCTAAAGACAAAGGTGTCACAGAAAAAGTTAATCTATCTCCATATATTGGTATAAATAAATATAAGCCTGGAACATTTATGGGAGGTCACTATGATCAACAAGAAGGAGATTTAAGATTAAAGTATTCTCTTGTTGCTTATTTAAATGATGACTACGAAGGCGGAGAGATTTCTTTTACAATTAAAGAAGGAATACTTGGCGAAGAAGATAGACCACGAGAAGACATTGATCATGAAATGAATAAAGAAAAAGTAACATTCTATCTTAAGCCAGAAGCTGGAAGTATATTAATTTTTCCTTCTTCTCCACCATATAATCACACAGCCCATCTTGTTAAGAGTGGTTATAAATACATGGTACCTGGGTTTTGGATGAACGAGGAGAAATAAATTGCATTACGAAGCTCAAGAACTAGCAAAAAATATTTTTTATTTTAAATTTGGAATTTATGAGCCACATAAACTCATAGAGTTTATTGAAAACACTGACGTGGACCCAGAGATAGACGAAAGTATTATTTCTAAATGGACACCATGGACTTCAAGCACAAGCTCAGATGATATATATGGATATAAAAAAAATATTAATGGTAAAAATAAAATATTAAGTCCAAAAGAGCTATATATATATAATAGTATAAGGTCAAGCATGATCTTCGCTGCATCTGAATATAAAATATACAACAACATAACAGACGACATACACATGTCTAAAGAATTTGATATTAAAAAATATAATACTGGTCAGATGATGGGGCCCCACGCAGACCAAAACGATGGGGACTCTAATTTAAACTACTCCATAGTTACTTATCTAAACGATGACTATGAAGGGGGAGAGATATCTTTCCCTAATCATAACGTAATGCTAAAACCAAACGCAGGCAGCCTTATAATATTCCCATCCTCAGATCCATATCTACATGAATCAAAAGAGATAACGTCTGGAATAAAGTATATGTCCCCAGGATTTTGGACTAAGCAAAAAACAGACTAGGTGATACAATAGTTATATGCTATATAAAAACATTGTATTAAAAGACAATCCAATTGGATTTTGGACTCTAGACGAGTCTTCTGGATCTATAGCCTATGACTATTCTGGTGCACAAAATCATGCTTCATATAATTTTACTCCAGTAAATCGGTACCTGCCCCTTGTTCCTGGCGGAGTCCTTGGAACAAAAATAAGCGGAACAGACAAGATAACACTATCTGACCTAAAAAGTCCATATGGGAATTACATACAGGGTGCCTTGGCAGATAAATATAGCTCAGATGTTTCATTTACATTAGAATGTTGGGTACAAATTAATGAGTGCACATCTGCCACAATATTTGCAGATGAAACAAACAGCATAGGAATATATTGGCAAAACAATTCAATAGTCTTTTCTATAGGAACATCAAACAAAATACATTATTTAGTTAAAGACAAATATAAATCCTTACACATTGTAGGCGTATATACAAACAACTATATGAGTCTATATGTAGATGGACAACTAATAGATACAAACGATATGTCAGATTTTGTTTTTACCAATTCTACTTTCCGTCCACAAATTGGAACAGTTGTAGGTGGGGCTGACGCTTACATGATTATTGATGCCCCAGCAGTATATAGATATGAGCTATCAAGTCATTCAATTACTACACACTATAGTATGGCAAATATACCAAGCTATGTGTCTATATCCGATCCAGAAAATGGTAAGTGCTTTTCAAACATAGACGGTACATCTTTATTAAGTTTAAAATACGAGTACGGATATAATAGAGATATACAGCTATTGCAAAATGATAGTCTTTATTACAATCCATCAAATAAAACAATTTCTATTTTTAAAACAGATACGCCAGAGTCAATAACAACTGAAGTTATAGATATAATATCAATACCAATAATGTTAGATTTTGTTTCTTCAAAAATTGAATGGTCGACTGATAATGGAGTATCTGTATATACAAGCTCAACAGGAGAAACAAACTCATATGTTGAATGCCAAAATGGATTTCCTATACCACAATATCAATATAACTCTTTAGATGCTTCTAATTTAATTTACCTAAAGGTTGTATATTCAACTGCAGACTCATCTAAATATACTCCTGTGTTAGACAAATTAAATATAACTCTTTATGGAACTTTAGAGGTAACATCATCTAATTCAGTTGCCACCATATCTTCTTCTTCTAACATTTCTATTGGTTCTGAGTCCAGCCCAGCGATAGCAAGAAATAAAAGATCTGGAATTAGGACTGGCGGAAATAATTCATTTACAATATCAGATACAGAAGAAACAAAGACAATTGAAATGATTTATACCCCAGAAACAATAAATGCAGCATCTTTGGTATCAAGAGGATCAAACTTTATATCCTGGAATCAGGCTGGTGCTATAACAAAATCTGGATTTGATAGCCTATATATAAATGGATCCCTAGTCTCATGGTCAAGCAATATATGGACATACTTAACAAAGAATCAGCCATCCCATATTGTTGCTATATTTACCTCACCTTCCTCAGATAACCTTGTATTCAATAATCAAGGCATAGCCGCTAAATATGAAGGCATTTCTTTGTATCCCTCATCTATAGCAATAAGCCCATCTGCCCATTATGCAATGCATATTGGCTCATACTACGAAAACATATCAAATGAGTCAATTACCGTGACAGAAATTGGTACTCCCATATATGATTATGACTTTGTTGTGGTCAAAACAGTATAATCTTGTCAAAGCCTTGGACAAAACCTAGACTTTAATATCAAATAATGGTACAATTAAGGTCTATGAATATCTTAAACCAGAAATCACAAATTTTAGAAGAAACTACACTAGGCATATACGTATGGGAAATGCCCGATGGCAGATGGATTGGAGACGATGATGGCAACTTCCTATCAGTCACATCCAAAAAAGGAAACAGATCTAAAATGGACGCTTTGGCTAGAGAGGTTCGCTCATACGGTATTTATGAGGGCCAACCTAAATTCCTTTCTGGCAGAAGAAAAATCGATGACGAAGAATTTGAATATCAAAACGAAAGACTAAAGTGGGGCCTAACACCAGACCCTATGGATATTGGTGTTTATAAAGACTCAATGTTAAGAAATGGTAAGGTAAAATGAAAAGGCTAGAATCTATAGAAGACGAAATTGATACAGTATCCACAATTGATATATCAAATACGTCCGACTGGTTTCATTTTCAAAAGCTAGATGGGCCTCAAGATGATCCATTTAAAATTGGCTTAGAAGAAATTAAAAAGTTAAGAGGCCTTGGAACAAACTTTAAACGTAAAATTAATCGTGACTTTTCAAAAGCATTTGTTGGAACAAGCGGAGTTTCAACACAGCAGAATTTATTACAGCAGGCAATTAGCGGGTATGCATTATTTGATCTAGTAGAGCCCACTTATAACCTAGAATACCTTTCAAAAATTTATGAAGTTTCAACGTATAACTACGCAGCAATTAATGCAAAGGTTTCAAATATTGTTGGGCTGGGATACATTTTTACAGAGACATCTAAAGCTAAAGATGCAATGGATGCAATTACAGATGATAAGCAATTAGATAGAGCCCGTGCAAAAATTGATAGAATTAAAACACAGCTAGACAAATGGCTTGATGATTGTAATGAAGAGGAGTCTTTTACAGAGACCCTCATAAAGGCCTACACAGACCTTGAGGCGACAGGAAATGGTTATATAGAGGTAGGACGTACAGTAACTGGAGACATAGGCTATATCGGCCATATACCAGCTAAGACAATGCGTGTGCGTAGATTCCGTGATGGATTTATTCAGTTGCTCTACGGCAAGGCAGTTTTCTTTCGCAACTTTGGAGACCTAGAAACACCTAGCCCAATTGCTGGTCAAGAAGATCGACCAAACGAAATTATACATTTAAAGAAGTATACTCCAATGAATAACTATTACGGAGTTCCAGATATTATTGCTGCACAACAAGCGCTGGCAGGAAATGAATTTGCAGGAAGATATAACCTAGACTACTTTGAAAATAAGGCGGTCCCAAGATATATTATTACAGTAAAAGGAGCAAAGCTTTCTCCAGAGTCAGAAAGAAAGCTACTAGAGTTTTTCCAAGTTGGACTAAAGGGAAAG